ATACAGTCGGAGATAACAACATCACCGACGCTTATCTATTGACGTGCATAGACAGAAGTTACGGCAAGCTGTACCGGCAGATCTCTACTCAGTATCAAGGCTTTTTCGAGGTTGAGGATACTAACACGAGCCTTGTTGTTGACCAGAGGACTTACAATCTTCCCTCCGATTTCATGCATCTCAAGGGCGTGGATATCGTTGACGGGAACGATAGGGCTAGTTTGAGAGCTATCCAGTTTGGCGACCGAAATAAGCTCTCTAATGACCCTAGGTTCATTCCGCAAAGGCCAGCTATGTTGCGCACTAACTTAGCTTATTTTCTTCAGGGAAATACTTTGCGGATTGAGCCACCCCCTCAGGTCACCAATCAACTTGTCATCACTTATGTGCCACGACCAACACGCATCACATCTAGCAGTGACACATTTGATGTCATTGCAGGGTTTGACTCGTTCATTGTGTATGACGCTGGAATCAGTGTTCTGCTCAAGCAAGAGCGTGATGCAAGCGGCATGATACAGCTGCGCCAGGATGCCCTCCAGGACATCATCAATGTTGTGTCGCCCCGTATCACAGGGGATGCCGTCCTAGTCAGAGATGAATTCTTTGGCTCTGATAACCAGGTCGCACCATGGCTCTAGAGTTCAGACGACAGGTTATAGCGGACAAAGAGCAAGTTGTTGATGCCATCAATGACACACAAGAGCAGATTTTCAACATCGTACGCGTGTTGAATAAATCACCTACCGTGACGGGTGTGCTGCTTAAAAACATCACGATTGGGAGTACTCCTACACTAGTACGCCATGGTCTCGGATATAATGCCCAAGGCTGGATCGTGACTAATAAGAGCGCTAACTTTGAGGTATACCAAGATATATCTGTGAGTAATCCTGATGCGTCTCAATTCATCTATCTGAGGACAAGCTCAGGGAGCTACACAGTTAACATTTTATTCATTTAGGAGACGCTATGCTCCAAAAGCAAACCATTCCGCTGCCTCTTGTGCGTGGAATCGACAGGAGCACAGCGGATCAGCTTCGAGCTCCTGAAGCATTGTCCCAGGGTCTCAATGTTGAACAGCTCAAGTCTGGAGAGATCACAAAGCGACCTGGCTTTACATCTGTGATCACACCAACCGGCAACGAGAGGCACCTCATAGGACTCAACACCTCTGTTGCAGTGATAAATGATACTGGCGAAATTGAAGTCCTTAATGATGAAGAGGACACACTCTCTAAGCTCAATAATGATGGGCTACTCTTCAACGGCTTTGGGTACTGCACTGCAGAAGTCTCTTCTCTGCTCGGTGTCAACACTGGGATAGAGAATTATGAGACCCATATCTATCAAGACAATCTCTTTATCTATGCCAATTTGCCTTCAACAGGTCGTATCTATAGGTTTGACAGGAATCTGAACCGTCTGCCATATGTCATCGGGGGTGTATCTTATCCATACATTAATAGGCCGCTCCCTGTCGGGAAGTTTGTAGGAGATCTACTCTTTTCCGGAGGTCAAGGGACACAATTAACCGCCTTCCGGATCACAACCGGTACTCCAGTTTCTGCTAGCGTCTTACCCACAGCGCTACCAGCCACTTCTGGCGCATCAAATGATTGGGATATATGTGCGAGTAGCTCAGGTGGATACATTGCAGCCTACAAGGACGCGACAGCTATACAGATAGTTGTTTTTGACTCTAACTTATCCGTTGTCACCTCAACTACGCTGAGCTTTACTAACTTTAAACTTCTTTCGCTTGTCGGCGGCGTTGTCGGAAACACTTTTTATCTCATTGTAGGTAGGACTAACGCAGCAGCCGCTGCTAATAGAGTGCAAGTCTACAGATATGACGAGGCGCTTAGCATAGTCGGCGACGGCACTGACTCATTCACCAATGTGCACGAGCCCTACGCTATCTCCGGAGTTTACGCTGATTCTGGCGATTCGTGGGTCTTTGTAGAATATGACCCAGTCGCGCCAATCGGAGGATCTGGGAATACTTATGAGAGGTATGTAGGAGCTGCAAATTTCTCGTCAGCCCTACCGGCAGGCAGTACTTTCCAGATTAGACTTTCAGTTCCAAGGGCTGGTCTAGCATCTAAGCCTTTCATCTTGGACACCAATGCAGCACTTGGGAGTAAGAAGCCCCACGTGTTCCTGAGTTACCAGTCAGAGGATAGCAATAATCTTCAAAACTCAATCTTCCTGTGCACAGTGCCTACATCTACATTCCAAGCTCCTCAAGTAATCGAGACGCAACTGCAGTATGGAAAGTCTCAAAATATGCTTTCCACACTCGAATACAAAGGTTTGCCTTCTGTGCCAGCCTATTCTGATGGGCAGCGCATCACTGCACTATTCAACAGAATCAATAGCCAATTTGCTCTTAGTGCTGCCAATGCGACATTTGCATTAGTAGCGTGCACAGTGACTCTTGATAGTGCTTGGAATGGCTCTAAAGGCCAGACTTTTGCAGGTCAGAATGTGTTCGCACAGGGCGGCATTTACATTGCTGACTCTGACCAAGTGACTGAGTATGGCTTTTATGTTTACCCTGACCCTGCAACACTCACACAGCAAGCTGGTGGCTCTCTCACAGCATCCGGCACCTATAGCTACGTCTTAGTTTATGAGTGGTATGACTCAAGAGGTAATCTCATTGAAAGCGCCCCGTCTGCTCCTGTGACGGCCACATTGACAGCTGGTAATCAACAATTTCTGGTAACTGGAAGAATTGCAGGGTGGTCATCAAAGAATGCTGTGCGCATTTCGTTTTACCGAACACTCAACGGTGGGACAACGTACTACTACGTTACTTCAGCATCGGTAGTTGATTTGGTCGCACCGTCAGTTGTTGATAGTGCTTCGGATGCAGACATCCAAAACAACCGCATTCTCTATACAACTGGTGGTGTAGCTGAGAATATTAGCTTGTCTAACCCCAACTTTGTAACGGCAGCTAAGAATAGACTTTGGGCATTTGAGAATGGCACTACTGACAAGCTTTGGTTCACTAAAAAGCCAGAAGAAGGGTTTCTTCCAGCATTTAGTGACCTACTCGTAGCAAGCATCCCTAGTATCGGTGGTAAGATTGTTGGTGTGGCCCAACTTGATGACAAGCTCATTGTCTTTAAGGAGCGGCGAATCTACGCACTCTTTGGCGATGGGCCTACGGCCAACCTACAGGGTGACTTTAGTGAGCCTCAGGCCATTGTAGAGGGGATGGGGTGCATCTCTGCAAGAAGCATTGTCTCAACACCCAATGGTGTCTTCTATCAGTCTCAAGAGGGCATCTATGCCATAGATAGAAGTCTGCAGAATCAATTTGCTGGTAGGCCCCTATACAAGCAAGAGGGCTCAATAATCACTAGTGCCTATGACCCAATACTCAACAGAGTGTTGATGCTGGCACAAGATAAGATATGGCTACTCTATCTCAGCAACATGGCCTGGTATGAGTGGACAGCGACCAATATCAAGAGCTTTGTCTTTGAGTCTGGTGTCTTTTGGGTTCTTAAGGACAACGGTAACGGCACTGCAGACTTGATGAAGCTTGGTTCCACTTATCAGGATGACGGGGCAAACTATGAGCAACGCATCAAATTAGGGCAGTTCCAGTTTGCTGGCATCCAAGGATACCAAAGACTCTTTAGGGTCCTGTTGACCGGAGCAAATAGCGCTGATGCCGATGCTAGCAATGTGACCGTGACAACCTACATCAATGCAAACACCACTCCCACAGATACACTCACTAAAGCGCATAACTCCTTTGTTGCTGATAACAGAACTGAGATTGAGATCAGACCGAGCAAGCAGCGCTGTGAGTCAATGGAAATTCAGTTATCATTAACCAGTAACACGAGCGGTCTAAAGCTGAGTGCAGCAAGTGCAGAGGTCGGTGGATATGTAGGCGCCGGACGCCGCTCAGAATCAAGGAGAATCTAATGGGACGCCCATCTTCTGCCATCCATAATCGAGAAGAAGAACAAAGAAAATTAGCGATTCTTGCAGCCACCCAGCGCGAGAGACAGGTCCGCACAACAATAACCCAAAATCTTCTAAAGGAAGCAGAAAAGCAAAGAGAAATCCAGGATAGAAAAGTTGCTGACCTGGAGAATATCGGCAGACAGTTTCTTAATGAAGAAGTTAAAGCCCCTACAGTTGGCCCAATCGAAGGCGCTCAGGCGCAAGCTCAGAGAGCAGAAGCAGCTGAACTCGGGGCGATTGAAGGTCTTCCACAGTTCCAACAAGCTGTCGGTCGTGAGTATCAACAAGCTGGTAACGTTAACATAGACGATTACCTAAGAGTTCTTCAACAGGGTGGGCAGGCCACTCCACAGGCCTTAGAAATGGCACGGGCCGCTGCTCTCGGTAACGCGCCATCTGCTGCACAGGCTCAGCTACAGGCTGGTGTTGACCAAGCGATAGCTGCTCAGTTCGCAGCTGGGGCCTCTGCTGGTGGTGGTGCTGCAGCACTGAGAGGAGCTCAACAACAAAGCGGCATGATGCAGCAACAGGCGGCTAACGAGGCTGCAATGTTGAGAGCTCAAGAGATGGCGCAAGCCAGAGCACTGTACGGACAACTTGCCGGACAATCTGACCAAATGATTGCACAAGGAGCTGGGCTGAGCCTTGGGGCTCAAGAGCTTGCTGGTCAACAACGTATGAATGCATTAGCTGCAATGCAGCAATCTGCCAACCTGGGCTTACAAGCTGCAACAACACAAGCGAACCTGAATCAAGCGACTAATCTCGCTAATCTAGATGTAGCTGCAAGAACAGAGTTAGCTAATCAAGCTGCCGCTCAGGAGGCAGCACTGTTACAAGCTCAGCTTGGTATGCAAGGACAACTTGCTCAGATGGAACAAGAGCTGGCTTATAGAGCTCTAGGAGCTGGTCTTACTGGGCAAGGCCTCGAGACTACATCATCAAGACTTGGTCTTGCGATCGAGTCCATGCTCGGCATGCAGGGGCTAGGACTTTCAAGGAGAGCGCAGGATCTGGCATCATCACAGGCCAATAGAGCATTCTTGGCCACCCTCCTGGGTGGTGTTATGTCAGCTGGTGGCGCTATTGCTGCTAGTGGTTCTGATAAGCGCATCAAGAAAGACATTGAGCCTAATGACTCCACAACAGAGTTTTTGGCCGCTCTCACAGACAACAAATACAAATACAAAGACACTTCCATGAGGGGCACAAAAGAAGGTGTCCAATATGGGCCAATGGCACAGGACCTAGTTAAGACTGAGATGGGTA